AGCTGCTCAAGCCTGCGGAACTGCGACTCAAAACTCTTGCCTGCTGGCTCGATGTACTCAGCGCGGCCTTCAGCCGGAAACGCAATCGCTTCGCCCGGTCCTGCTGATACCTCCTCAGCGCTCGACGGGAACCCGTAGAACGCCAGCATCGGCACTGCCGAGATGTGAAGCTGGTTGTCCAGGTCAGACTGCACCTGGTACGTCTTCAGGTTCAGCTCGGCGATGTCCTCCAGCGGCGGCCGCGACTCCATGAACCCGTGGCGTTGGGCGTAGGCGATCGTGAACGGGATCTCGCTTAGGCTGGTGCGGCCCTCATCGACGACAGTAAAGTCGCCGTTGTCTTGTTTGCGGTGGATCCGGTACTCGCCAGGCGTCAGCACCCGGATCTGCTCGACAGCCTTCTCGCCAAACTCGCCATCGGGCACGGTGACCACTTCAGCCAGCCGTAGCTGCGTCAGCACCTGCTTGCCCTCTTGCGTCTCGGTGCGCCAACCAAGGATCTGCCGCGGCGTGTAGGTCACCCAGTAGGGTCTACCCCCAGTAGCAGGTGCATCCACAAGTGTGCCAACGTGGCCATAACGGACCATCTTGCGGGCTGCTTCATAGGTCCAGACGTTGAGGTCATTGCCTTGGAGATCGACATCGAATAGTTGCTCGCGGATCACATCGGCAGTGTCATCCAACCGCACGGGCTTACGGGTCAACATGCCAGCCAGCATCCGCTCTAGTCGGATGTAGTAGGGCGGGCAGACGCTACGGGCTAGGCGGTTGTCGTAACTTTCATCCTGCTCCCTTGGCTCTTGAAATAAATATCGGCGATGCTTCTTACGCATCGAATATGTGCCGCCGAGTAGATCCTCAATCAAGATCCAATGAGGCTCCTGTGCGAACCACACTGAATTTGGATCGTTGACCTTGGTGACCTGACGTTGCGCAACAGGTCGATCGTAATGACCGTATCCGGAGTACATGGCGCTACCTTGGTTCACAAATTATAAGAGGCTTGGCGTAAACCAAGCCTTCGGCAACCTCGCCTAAACGAATCTCGCCTCAACAGGTCTCACCCGAGCGGACTTCGGCTGGCCGGACCATGACTGCTCCCGAGAGAGCAGCAGGGAGGGTTGCCCTCCGTGTTGCCGTCTGCAGCCCTTGCTTTGCCCAAACGCACCTAGCCCCGCCTCACCGCATCTTGCCGCATTTGACCGCATCCTGCCGTGTCTCATCTGGATTCTAAAGAACCCAGCGGAGAGCCCAGTAGGGCTCAGCGCTGAGATCATCAGCCCTTGCCGTTGCTCACATCACCCGACCAGGCCTGAGCGCACCAAGTCACACTCTGTCTGGCCGCACCACATCTGCCAAATGAAGGCAGCAGAGAGGGCGGAAGCCCTCAGTGCTGACATCAGCCCTTGCCGCTCCAGAGCCAGCTTTAGCTGATCTCGCCGCATTGCAACAAACCTCGCCGAAGCCAACCCAGTCTGGACTTACACCGCAAGGATGCCAGCAGTGAAGCGCCCGTGCTTGGGTCGCCAGTCGCCTAAACCGACCAGCTTGCCAGCATCATTGGCGATCTCCTCAATGTCGCGCAGGTTCAGCACATCCGGATCGAACTGCGCGGTGGCATCTAGGCTCCAGTTGCGGAACATCGGTCGGGTGCGCATCACCTTGGCCATGCCGACCTTGACGCCAACAGTGTGAGTGAACTCACCGCTGACGAACATTTCGCTCAGCGTATCGTCGCTGATAATCGCTGGCTTGTCTGGGAATTTCAATACTGCGTGCTCAGTGAAGAACATGCCGCATTTGGCCTGTGGGCCACGCTTGGACTTCTTGGCGCCGTTGATAAAGACAGCCTCCAACACATAGTCAGGAATCACCAGCTCATCGCGAAAGCGATAAAGCCCGGCCAGCCATTCAAGTCTGGCCATCTCATCGTAGTCAGCGTCAGTTTTCTTTCGCTTGCTGCTCACGGCTTTCATCGCCTTGGCGTAGGTATTTCGCGGATCGGCTGTTTGCCCGTTGTGGCACAGCAATGGGCTCTCGCCCGAAATTGTGATCTGGATCGTATTGAGGTTGGACACGTTTAGAAGGTTGCAAGGGAACAGAAAGTGAAGGCGCCGCAACTGTGGTGTGTTGCACTTGCTTGCGTGGATCCAACTTGAATCGCTGTTGCCTGACTGAATTGGTAATGCCGTCGTGGCAAATAGAGCAAAGCGTCAGAAGATCTGACAGTTGCTCGTTGCCGAATGACGGGTAACGGTAGTCCGGCGGTCCAGCGTTTTTGTGGTGAACTTGCAAAGCTGACCAGCCAAGCTCAGCCAATTGCGTGGCAGTGATGCCACATCCTTGGCAGGTTTGCTGGTCGTGCGCTAAGCGTTGCTGGCGCTTGCGTTGCCATGCTGCTGATTGGTAGTAAGCCTCCATTTGCGGTATGGTGCGAGCTGATCCAATTGGATCATGCTGAGATCATACCACGATCCAACCATGGCACAAGGTGTTCGCGTTCAATTGGTCTTGCCTCCTGTAGTGGGCGAACAACTTAAAGCAAAAGCCAAGGCTGAAGGGCGTACCGTTTCAAGCCTTGGCTCGTTTTTGATTGAGACGGCGCTTACGGCTTCAGTCCCTGATGGCAGGCGGGGTGGTTGTGATGGGCTTGTACGACCTGATCACGGCCCATGCTGACGCCAACGGCGTAGATCATGAACAGAAGGACCAGGGATGCGATGCGGTTGATCATGGTTGATGAAGGAGCGGAGGTCTGAGATGCAGCAGGACTGGCAGACAGTTCTGCCGTCTTCAAGTTGCCAACCGTCAGGCGGTCCTTGGTCTTGACCAATGGGACCGCCGCAGTCGGCGCAATCAGGCAATAGCACGGTTGGCCAGCATTTCGTTGGCAGTGTTCAAGCGCTGGAACAGTTGCGGCAGGATGTGGAAGTGGCGCTCACGCTTGGCAGCTTCGATCATGCCGAGGGCCTCATTGCGGAACTCTTGCCACTCTTGACGCTGTGACTTGCGAGCAGGCTTAGCGATGGGCTGAAGGATGACCACTTTGACGGGTTGGGCAAGGTTGCTTGCCTTCCATGCTGCCAGCTCGGCGGCGGTCATGTTGGCGGTGATGGATTGACGGGTCATGGTTGGGATGGTAGGAGCCCCGAAGGGCTTAGGCGGGCAAGTGCTGCTGCAGTTGATGAACCCACATCTTGCGCTCATCGAAAGCGCGGATGCTTTGCAGGTACCAACCGCGATCGTTGTCGATCTTGGCCTGTTTGACCTGAGCAGCAAACTCAGCAGCCTCGGCTTCGTACCGAGCGATCAGAGTAGTGAGCTGATCCAGCACCTGAAGCGCAGCCTCTGGGCTGCCGAGTGGAGGTCCGTTGCCCCCGATGCACTGATCCTACACCATGGTCAGCCGTGGTGCGCCTTTGTTGCAAACCTCAATAGAGCCTCACCCCGGTGCCGCGGCCAGCGCCAGCGTGTAGCGGGTTGAACTCACGCCAGACCAAGTACCCGAGCGCGTCGTTCATGTGGTCGAACCCTGCGTCCTTGTCAGGCTCGCCCTTGTCGCTGTAGCACTGCAACTCAAGGCACTCGATCACCCGCTTGCAGCGCTCGGCCACCTGCAACCGAACCTGCCCCTTGCCGTTCTCGAGCAGCGCCTGCACGGCTGCCACTCGATCACGGACTGGCGGGTTGCTCCGTGGTGACTGGTTCGACATGCCGTAGGACTCAAGGATCTGGATGTCGGTCTGACTCGCGTTGGTGCTGCGACTGCCGCCGCTCGCGTCCGGGTAAACGTAGATCTGCTGCTGCGGATGCCGTCTGCGGATCTCCTGGGCCAGGGCGTCGGTGTCATGCGCACCGGCGATCTCGTCGATCACCAGCAGGCCATTGCTAAGCCGTACGGCGATCACGGCAGACATGTTGCCAACGTTGAAGTCCACGCCAATGCGCAGCGGCTCCCTGCTGGTGTCAGGCACCGCGGTGGTGACGTGCTTCGCCCGGTCAAACCGGTCATACACCTGCCCAGTGGTCAGGTTGACGAACTCGCCGTCGAGGTACGCCCGCAGCAGGCTCGGGTCGTAATTGGCTTCCAACCGCTCGATGAAGTCCGGCGGCAGGTGCGGGTTGTCCGCCGTGCGCATCTTGATCAGCTTCCGGTCAACGCGCTGCTTGGCTTCGTCGCTGCCGAACGTGTTCCACATCCACCGGAACCCCTCGGGCGTCGATGCAGCACCGAACTGCCGGACATTGCCAGATCGCAAACGGCCAAGGATCTTTGGGAATGCCTTATTGGCAATGCTGGGCGTCACCGTGTCGATCTCATCAGCGAGCACCCATGCAAGGTTCAGGCCGATGATGCGGCTCCAATTCTCAAAGCTGCGGCACAGGATCTTGGTATCACCGCCCGGCAGATGCAGCATGTACTCCGGCAACGGGCTAGCCCTGAACGTGTACGGGATGCCATAGGCATCAAGGAAGTCGTCAAAGTCCGTTTGCCAGATGTCCCGGATCAACGGGCCAGTGGGCTCCATCACGGCGCCGATGAATCCCTGGTTGGCCGCGGCGAGCATTACCGCTTTGGCGCACAGCGCTCGGGTCTTGCCAGCGCCATAGCCTGCACTAATCCCGATGATCTGCGTTGCGGTGTCATCGACAAACGCAAGCTGCCCAGGGTGCAGGTCGTCGCGGATGCGGGTGATCAGGTCTGCGGTGTCCTCAGGTGTCTGCTGCTGCAAAAACGACAGCAGCGGGACGTCCTCGCAGATGCCTGCCAGCAGGCTCATGACATCTCAAACCGCAGCAGCCTGGCCTGCTTGTCCAGTGCAATCAGCGCCGTGTTGAGCTGATCCTTTTCGGCGGCACGGCGTTCGTACTCCATCGCTCGTGCAATTGCTCCCTCTAGCCACTGGGATCGCTCCAGCTTGGCATCAGCAGACAAAATCTCACGAGCGCGGGCAATATAAGCATCAGTTTGACGTTCACCAACCCCCCAATTTTCTGCGGCAAACTGAATGATCTGCTTTCTGCTGTGAGCGCGCAAGAGCAAATCATAAACAGCGTTTGTGCGCTGTTCTGATTCTGTATTGTTGCACTTGCGCGCCATTGTATTACTCCCGGATTTGAATTGGCATGATGAGGTATGTCTGCTCTGTCATGCTAGTCGGCGTCAACACCACTGGGGTTGTTGCGCTGTTGGCTGACAGTGTAACAGTCTCCGCCGATCGCATAGCCTTCAGGCCATCGAGCAGGTAGTGCACGTTGAACGCCCATGACCCGACGGCGCTGCCATCGAAGGTGATCAGCTCTTTGCCGTTGTTGGCATCGGCTTCGGCGGTGATGGTGAGTGCACCACCTTTGGCCGTGAGCTTGACGGCATTGTTGTGCGCCTCAGCGATCAACGCGACGCGCTCTAGGCATCGGGTGAACCGGTGCCGGTCCATGGTCATGGCGTGCTCAAAGCTGGCGGGGATCAGCGCTGCCACGTTGGGATAGGTGCCATCGAGGATGCGGCTATACATGACGATGCCATCACCGGCGTCGATGACCGCCTGCCCCTTGGCTGCCGCTACTGTCACCATCCGATCCTGCAGCAGCTTCATGGTCGCTGCCGGCAGCACCAGGTCAATGCCATCGGGCAATGCCACAGGCACGCGCATGAGCCGATGGCCGTCGGTGGACTCCATGAACCCAGCGGCAAGGTGAATGCCCTGCAGGATTTG